CTTCACGGCCTCGTAGGCACTGATGGACATGGCATCTGTGAAGTACTTCACCCCCTGAGCTAGGGAGTCAAGGCGGTCATCATGCTTGACTGCACCCTTCTCCCGACACATCCGGCTCATCTGGTAGAAGAGCATGTAAAGGAGGCGGTCTTCTGGTGGGGCGTCTTTGTTGGAGGCGTAGTCCCACTCCACCACACTCCGATCCATGATCAACCTGTGCTGGTTCATCACGGGCTCTAGGGTGTCGATGATGCGGTCTTCCTTACGGACGTTGGCTCGCACCTCTTCAACGTCTATGGCCTGTTTGGTCTGGATGAGATGTTTCTTGAACAGTTCTGCGATGATGCCGTCACCGAAGTTTGTTTCGACCACAAGTTTGGTAACGTTATAGCGCTTACACCCACGAAGGATGTCAAGAAGTGTATTGTCGCTATAACCGTCGCGATACGCTCGTACTTCGTGAACGTAGAGAAAGCCATTCTTTTGTGAGATGTATGTAGCTGCTGTTTCGTCTGTACCTCGTCCAGATGGGTCTACGGAGCAGATTGTCTCGGTGTACGGTCCCCAGTCACCTTGGAGCTGCATAGGGCTGTAGAAATAGTCCCCAGGAAGACCAACGGTTGGCAGGTCTTTGAGGATATTGCGTGGATCACTGCACCACACAACAGCATCCGGTGCTTGGGTTGGGTTGACTGAAGTGATAACTAGGTCGGAGAACTTAAGTGGGAACTTCTCAGCGTCACTCAGCGTGGTATCCAGTTGAAATTGAAGCATGAAGTTGCTTCGTCCCATCGCTGCTTCCCGCTCAAGAAGGTCGTCACTGGTGAAGCGGTCAGGATCTGTTGGTGTCCACTCCTCCACTCCCATCTCGATGTCTTCCACGATCTGTGGAGCAAGGAGGTTCTCATATTGAGAGAGCTTGTCCTTACGGGGGTAGCGGGATGGCCAGACAAAGGGGCGGTAATTACGTTCGGCTAGCTTGCGGTAGATGGTGAAGGTGGTTTGGGGTGTTCCCAAATACATGATTCGGGAGTCCTTCTTTGGCGTAAGGATCGACTCAGCCTCCGTACAAAGCTGCAAGAGCTTCTCCCGCATCATTTCGGTCATGCTATTGCCGGGCACCTCGATATCATCCAAGATCATTAGGTCTGCACGTGAACCAGTAAGCTGACCCGTAATACCAACACTCTTCACTGAGGGTGCTTGGTGGGGGCTGCAATTCACATCGAAGCTAATACGAGACCACCGGGCGTCATCCGACTTCGGTCTGAGATGACTTAGCCAGGGTGTCTCGATAATCAGCTTTTGAAGGAAGATCGACATGTTGTCTGCCCGCTCCTTAGAGGCAGATATCACCATCACTTTCTTTTCTGAGTCGTTGAACAACGTCCAAAGGATGAACGCACCAGTAATCCAGCTTTTACCAACTCCTCGGAAAGCTTGAATCTGTAGTCGCTTTGGACCATGTTGTAGGTAGTCAGCAATCGCGTATTGTGCTCGGGTAGGGGAGGGAAGATCAAGCTGTTGCCAAAGAGCCTGCAAGAAGAGTTTGAAATCGCCCCTCAGAGCGGCTAGAATATCATTCACGGTAGATTGTACCTAAATAAGAAAAGAGAGGCCCTACAGACGCTCCTGGGGGCCTCTCACGAGGGATCAGTAGTTCTTGTTACCGTCCCAACCGGCCTTAGTGGCGTTGGACTTGTCTTCCTTACGCTTCTTCATTTCATCAAGAAGCTTCTTAGCTTCCTTCTGAATGGCTTGACCGTCGTACTTGGAAGAGGAGTACTTCTCAGCCCACATCTTCCGGCCTTCATCTACTGTGCCGGTGAAGCGGGGCTTAGGAGGCGTTTGGGAGCGGGGAGCAGTGTTATTACCACCACCAGGACGGCGTTGATCAGCAGCAGGAGCGGGAGGATTCTTGGGAGGAGCGGGCGGCTTGGGCTTCTCTTTGGGTGCAGCAAACCGAGGGTCGCTGTTGATTCGCTGGAGGTTGCGGTCACGAGCACCAGCAAAGCGGGACTGGGCGTTGCCTTGCTTAGGCTTGGGCTTGTTGGGTTGACCGAGAGTTCCGCTCTGGAACTTTGTCAAGAGGTTTTGTCCACGATCAGGGTTAACGACTTCGTACTTCTTAGCCCGTTGAGCAGGTGTAAGACGAGCGTCGTCGATCATGTTGAGAGCACCAAGTGCCGTGGCAGCAGCTCCACCACGTCCAACAGAAATGTTGCGGCCAAGACGTGTCGAGGATTGAGCACGTTTAACTGCAGCGTCAACTACATTTGCACCGTACCTACGGTTAGCAGCACCAGCGGGTTGACCAACACGATTCGGGCCTTGAGAACCTTTAGCGGCAGCATCAGCTTTAGCTTGAGCACGCTGACGACGAGTAGCAGCTTGTGGACCTTGTTGGGCAGGTGGAAGTTGTCTAGGTTGGGTAGAGCCACCTTTGAGTGCATTAGATGAGCCAAGATCCTTCACATTGACCTTACGAACAGGTTGCTCACCCCAAGGTTGTGAGGAGTTGCCGATGCGGTTGGCACCTTGAGAAGATGGCGGAAGACGACGTGACTTACTTACAGGCTTAGCGGTACGTGCAAGGCCACCACCTGCACCAGCAGTACGAGTACCAGAACCTTGAGTACCCTTAGCTGCTGTATCAAGTTTGTCCATTGCCTGACCACGGCGGACAAAACCTTCCATGCCACGAGCGATCACTCGTTGCTGGTTAGCAGCTTGTGCTTTGGCAGTAGTGGTACGTTGACCACGTGCTTGACGTGAATTGGCAGAGGTTTGACCTTTGGGTGGAAGCTGCTTAGAAGCTTGTTGTTTAGTTTGCTGCTGTTGTTTACGAATGGCACGCTGGCGTTGCAGCATTGTGGGTTTCTTAGGGGCCATAATTAGTTAATCCAAGATAGAATAAGCTGTTCTTTACTGGGGTTCTCGCCAAACGTGGCTCTCATCCACTGGAGCCAGTTTTGACTTCCCTTTGCCTGATTACACTTTCTACAACTAGGTACAAGGTTGTTAGTAAGGTCTTGTCCACCGAAGGTTTTGGGTCGGACGTGATCAAGTGTAAGTTCATTGGCATCATAAGTTTCTCCGCAATAAACACATTGACAATTAAAGTGTTCCTTTATCGCACGCCTCCAAAGGCGTTTCGCTTCGGGGCTTGTCATGGTTATAAGGTTTTGGAGATAGTGATCAGGCGAGGGAAACAGGGGAGTCATTACCGCATCTTGTTAGTCTTACGAGCGCCTTTGGCACGGTTTACTTTGCGAGGGACGATCTTGAGGTTTTCTCGTGAGTTATTCATCGGGTTACCATCTTTGTGGTCTACTTCATGACCATCAGGAATGTTGCCCATTGAACGACGTGCTCTCGCTCGACTAGCATCTTTATCTTTGTTTTTACGGCGGTAATCTTTAAGGTATTCAGCGCGAGCCTTATACTCGGCTTTCCAGTCTCTTGCCACTGAGACGACTCCGTACTAGCTCTGGATCAATCTTCGGGAGAATCGAAGCAAGTTGATCAAGAGGGGAACCTTCAACAGCAACGCCGTTGATATCGTTATTTTTCAACCAGTCACACATTGCCTTGAGATCTTGTGTGGTGGCTTCACCTGTTTTGATACGGCGTAGGTATTCTTCAGTTACAAGACGGTGGAGTTCGTTGAACTGATCTTCTGTGGCTTTAGTGGTTTTAGCCATTTCTCAATACAATCTGATCTAGTTTGTTCTCGATGCGGATCATGTGATCCTCCATCTTTTGAAGAGCAGTTGATAGCTCTTGCTTTTGAACGTAGTTCTCAGCAACGCGGAGTTCTACCTTGTCGATACGGGAATCGACTTCCACAATCTTGTTATTAAGACGTGTGGTGAGGGCTACCATTGCGGTAATTGCGGCAATGCCAGCAGATACGGCGGCTTCAATCATTCTCCCGAAGTAGTTTGATAAGTTTTTCTGAGTACTGAGGATCAGTTGCATAACCTTCAGTTACTAAAAGGCGAGCACATTCTTCAGGAGAACTAGCGCGATTGACGCCTTTGTATTGTTTGTAGTCGCGATACCAGCGATCTACAAGGTAAGAGACACAGGTCTGTAGGTCAGGGAAGTCAATGAAGCCTGCTTTGATTGTCACCCATTGACCATTGATGAACTCTTTGGTTTCACGCTCAGAGCCGGAGCCTTTGAGACCAAAGTAGTTGTTCTCACCAGAGGTGTGTTTACCGTAACCACTTTCTAGTGCCCACTGAGCAGCTACAACTTGAGGGAACTTAGCTCCAGCCTTAGCTGCAGCAGCTTTAACTCCCTTCCAAGTGTTTTCTACGGGAGCTTCTGGGCGTGGTTGTTGTATTGGACGGAAGGTCATGAACCAACCAGTACCCCGACCTTCTACTTCCCAACGTGGTAGCCAGTTGTTCCAGGAGTAGCGAACGTCTTTACCGCCACGACCAATAGTGACGTACCCTCCGTTGACGTTATCCATCTCACCGTAGGGATCATGGAAGACACCGTGCTCTCCAGTGTCACCAATGAGGAGCATCCAGTGTCCACCACCAACGGGTTTGGAGACGTGTCCTTTGTGGAGGATGCCAGTAGCAACGGGGTAGCCTGCCTTAAGTTCGTTGATGAGTGTCTGCCTAGTACCTTTGGTGTAGAAGGATGCAAACACTCCGTACTGCTGACAGGCTTTGACTTGACTTGTTGAAGACGTTGTGTCTCCGTATTTGAGAACTGTTCTCAAGTAATCATCATCAGCATTACTACCCATTAGCGCATCAGGACGGAGATACTTAATTGCCATTGCGCAAGTGCTTGAAAAACACATCCGATCTCCGTGACCTGTTGCACTATCTCGCTGAAGGTAGTACTGCTTTACAGGCAGCAGTACCATGACGATTACTTAAACGTATCTTTTACACGTTGGATCTTGTCATCCTCAGTGCGGTGAGGTTTGATTGCCTCAATACCACGCAGGATGATTTGAACGATGCTGTTCTCTTTGAGCTTAGAAGCACCGATGATCTCGGAGCCAATAAACAGTGCAAAGAATGCGAGTGCCTCATAGGACACTTTGATGCCAAGGATGGTAATCATGATTATGCCCAGGGAAGTCCAGCAGCCTTGCTGGGTGCAGCTTGTTCGTCGAGTTGAGCTTGAAGAGCAGCTTCAACTTCAGACACTTTCTCTTCGGTGAGCTTGTCCTTCACCCAGCCGACCACGACTTCTTCAGTCAGGTCAGCAAAAGGGATCATGTCACCTTCAGGACGCTCCAGACCGATGGAGCCATAAGCACCAGCACGATAGGTACCATCTTCAGCATCTACGGTGTAGTGAGCGGTGAACACATAACCATCTGCGGTTTCGCGTTCCAGTTGAGCAATTTTCCAAGTGTAAGTGGTAGACATGGTTAAAGTGAATAAGTAAAAGAGAAGGCACCCCGCATTGGAGTGCCTATAGATGTTCCCGTTCGGGTAGAAAGCCGGATATTCTCCGGTTTTGCTGGTAGTTATTACCGTTCGGGAAGGTGACTGGAGACGTGGACTAATTAGCTCAGCCGATCTTGATGCCGCCGTCTGCGCTCATGGTGATCGAAGCACCGCCCGTCATCTTGATCGAGCCGCCTTCTTTCATCTTGATGGTGACGCCATCGACTTTCTCGGCAACGTGCTCAACGAGCTTGGTCACGTCTTCGTCGTTGTCGGCGGCGTTGATCTCGTAATACTCTTGGTTGGTCATGGTTTCTAGGGAACTGTGGCCAGGGGTAGGAGGTGCAAACTCGCTACCCCACAACTATATGCGAGCTAGGGCTAGAGGAGAAGGGGACTACTCACCGAGCAAGTTACCGAGCAAGTACCGAGCAAGTAGTGAGTAGGACTACGCCGCCTCAAGGGCTGCAACACGAGCACGAAGCTGCTGAATCTCAGCGATCAGAAGAGGCACCAACACCTGATGGTCCATTTGCTGATAGATCGGGTTGCCATCATCATCAACAGCATCTTTTTCGCCCGTGACACAATAAGGCGCAACCTCCTGTGCCTCGTGTGCAATCAGCATTGGGCGCTCAACGGTCGCTCCGTTCATGATGCCCCGGTATACCTTTAGGGCGTCAATAGTATCTCCGGGAGCTTCAACCTCGCCAAGAATGGTTTTAGACCGATAATCCGAAGTGGTGTTGTACGCAACAACGCCGCCCCCACGGTTGTAAGTAATGCTGCCTCGTGGGGCATTTAAGTCTGTGGCAAACCTAGAAAAGATCTGATCCCCAGAGGTTTCGTTGCCCCAGATATTGAGA